GTACTTGTATCTGTCATCATAGTTAGGCTGCATACACAAGGCATGAAAGTGATTCTTACCCTTTGGTGTTGAGATGAATATCACCTTCTTTCCCTTGACCATGACAGTTGCTGATAGGACCTCATTCCACAGCTCAGGTCTTGTGAAGGCCATCTCATCCACTACCATGAAGTGAAAGGTATTCCCTCTGATATTGTCGGGCCGTTCACCACTAAAGAATTCTATTGATGATCCAAAGCCAGTCACCTTGAGATCTGATTTGTTGAATTCAAATAGACCGCTGTTTTTTGTAGCTCTCTCAAGCTCAGCAAATACTTTCTTACCTTGCTTGTATACCGGTGTCACCCAAGCAATCTGTGAGCCTGGATGATTGATGGCCCAGTACAGAAGCTGATTGATCCCTAGTAAGGTCTTGCCAAACTGCCTACCAATATTCAGAGCATAGTATTTCTCGCTGCCTTGATTGATAGCATTGTGGATGTGCCTCTGATTAGGATGAGGCTTGTAACCTTTGATTGTACTCATTCATCAAAGTCAAAGTTATCAACATTTCTAGTTTCAACTTGCTGGCGATCATGCATGCCTAGCTTATTCTTTGCATAGAATATTCCCTTGCCTTCATTGCCTACAATATCAGTAGCTAGAGCTTTAAATTGGTTATCAACATTTTTTATAGTGAGACATTTGGCACCCTCTTCATCAAGCCATCTATACCATGTCCTTCTGTTGATAAGTTCCATTCCAATCTGTAAGGGGATCCATATTCTAAGGAAGTAATCTATTGTTGGGATATGTCTATCAGGCACATCCACTACCTTGCCACTACCAGCCACATGGGGCCTTGTATTATTGAGGCACTCTTGAATATACCTATGTCCAAGATCCTCTATTTGATCTACTATTTCTTGAGAATATGCCATTATTTCAATTCATTTATTTTAGATTCTGCCCATGTCTTTGCTGCCTTGCCACCCCACAGAAGGTAGGAGATGTATCCGCAATCTTCAGGTGTACCATTTTCATAGTAAGTCTCAGCTCTTGAGAGATAGCTTATCATTCTTTTTATCGTGTCAATGGATAGCTTTTCTCTATTGCTGAGCTGTTGTGCTCTGACCTTTCCCACTTGTGTTGCACATCTGTTGCCTTGCTTCTCATTCAGCTCTATGCCTCGTCTAGCATTGTTGACTACAGCATCAGGATAGTCATTATAGCTATCTTGAAATTCTTGCTTTGCTCTTTGCCAGGATGACTTGCATACTGGATAGCGTTGAGTAGATGGATATTCTTGTGTCATCTTCTCATCAGCCATGCATCTAGTGATGAATTCATTCTCTGACTCTGCTGGTCTTGGTTTAGGTATTGGCATCACTTGCAGTATTTAGTGTAAAATGTATAGGGCACTACCTTCATCTTTGCCAGGATCCATATCAGTGGCCTATATGCTTTGAAGTTGTACTTCTCATATTTGGCTCTGTCACCTTTGCGAAGGCTGATCAGTGCATTTATTTTTGATTCGTATTCCCCTAGCTTTGTCATGTCAAACTCAGGCTTTATATCGAACAGCTCTCTAGCTTGTTGCTTTGTCAATCTGCCTGATCTGACTTGTGCAGAAAGGTATACAATTCTCTTGTCAATGCCAAATTTATTCGGCAGTAGAAAGCTCCCAACAAACTCAGTGTAAACATTCTCACAATGCTTGCCACCATAGTCTTGCCATTGGATCAGCCGTTTCATTTCAGCCTCCATTGTCTCTCTGTCGAATCCATAGTGGAATGGCCTTACATTCTTGATTCCTTTCAGTGCATAGTAAAGTTGATCCTTGAATGTGAATAGTGGATAGTTAGTAAGTTCTGATTGTGTATATGCCTTGTACACTGATCTGATGTATTTGGCATCCATGTAAGTCCATGATGCTGGTGTTGATCCCTCAGTCCTGAAGTCATGACCATTGAGAATGTACTTGATCTTGTACTTGTGTGCAGTATCGTACATCAGCTTTGTCATGGCAATGTCATTAGGGATATCTGCATCAGGCAGTCCAGCATAAAGGAATGCCTCATTTAGTTTGTCATATTCTGACTTGTTCACCTGGTAGGTGATTGCATCCACATTCAGCTTCTTGATGAGCTGCTGCATATTGTGGACAGCTTGTGGTGCATTCCAGTTGTTATCAAAGTGAATCACTAGTGGCTTGAGGCCCCAGTAACGCACAGCAGTGTACAGTAGCACTGAGCTGTCAAGACCTCCGCTGATTCCCATGATGCAATCGTATTTGTCACCATAGCCATGCTCTCTGATTTTATTGATAACTCCATTGAGCTCTTCAGGATTTGACTGCTGCTGTAGCTCATCATGTAGATCACAATAGTTGCATTGCTTACTACCTATGACAGCGAAGTCAGAAGTGAATAGGCATCTGTTACATTCTTTTTTCATGTTATAATTATTTGAAAATAGCTTTCGTTTGTATTGACCATGTGTATATTGTAATCAGCAAAGTCTATAGGTTTAATATTGTACCAAATATGTTCAGCATCACAATCTTCAGGCTCATCCAGTGGCAAAGATAATACAAGATATTTACAATGTTTCTTGCATTTGTCAATCACCTCAAATGGATTCTCAAGATGCTCTAGTGTCTCTGCAATGATAATTACATCATATTGACTAGATGGCTCATCTGTTCTGATATCTAGCAGCTGAATATGATCAGCTTTGTCAGCAGCTTTATTGACAGCTATCATTGAGAAGTCTGATGCAGTATATATGCAATCAAACTTACTCTTCAGATATTCAGCTCCTATGCCAGTTCCACATCCAATCTCTAGGATAGTCTTGAATTTTATGTGGTTTAGGATCTCAGACAGTTGCTCATAGATTATCAGCCTATCCTCTTCAATATCAACACCAGCATAGTAGTCATCCCAAAATACCATGCTGTTGGTGTTTATTTTATCCTTTACTCTGCGCATAGTTCATTTTGTAAATCATATATTTCAGGGAATGACTGAAGGAATGCAATCTGTTCTTTGCCAGTGATGCGTTCACTCTTTAACTTGCCAGTCCAATGATCCTCAAATTTATGTTTATTCTCCCACTTATCTGTACTGATTGACAAGAATTGTATCTCATCTGCATCGAATATTCCAATGGATGCATCACTGATTATTGCTCTGAGCCACATGGCCCAGTCAAGTCCGCTGTTCAATCTCTTGTCAAATGGCTGCCAGTTTATCTTATCAAGGAATCTATTTGATAGCATTCTGCCAATACCTATAGGCTCATAGGATCTAGGTCCTTTGCCGTATCCAGTCCAGTTGACAAGTCTGATCTTATCATCCACATCAATGAAATGACATCCTAGCTTTCCTACCATGTCAAACTCTTTGAGCTTATCTTCAGCCTCTTGGATGTAATTGTCTGACACCCAATCAGATGAGCCAACAAACAGCACCCCAGTAGGATTGTATTTCTTAGCTGCCATAAATCCAGCATTCCACTTCGCACCTAGTGGATCATTGGATATCTCTATCCACTCGGCACCTAGCTTGATGCATAGCTCCTTATCTTCAGGATCATGGCCCATGCAGATGACTTTAACTCCAGCCTTCTGAAGTCTTGTGATTGTGATCTTCAGCAGTGGCCTTCTGCCATTCACTGGAATAGGAGCTACAATCATGATTTCAATGCATTAAGTAGGTCAGCTTTCTTTGGTGCTGCTCCTAAGTTTAGTCCTCTATCTTTTGCCAGTGCCTTCATATCATTGTAGCTCATGCTCTCATAGTTATATTGTTTTGTTCCAATAAACTGAATTTTAGCTGGTTTGATTTCTGTGTTGATGTTGGATTGAATGTGAGCTGCTAGATCTCTCATTGCATTCCGTAGGCATGTGCCACATCTTTTATTGAGCACTATGTTCTTGTTTAACTTGAGCCACATGGACAGCTCCTCTTTTAGCTCTTCATTCAGTGCAAAGGATCTAGTCTTCATAAATCTTTGCGTTTGGCTCATCAGCTCATTTGATATCATGGCTTCATAATTTTAAGTAGTTTTTTTTCTAAGGCTGTGCCTTTTATCTTTCTTCTTAGCTCTCTGCTATTGTGCAGCTCACGCAAAAGTATTGCACCAATCATGGCAAAATACTTGTCCTGGTCAGTCATTGCTTGCTCTCCCATGATTGTATAATATCAGCTAATAAATATGTGATGAATGCTATGCCAACAGTGTGCCAGTCGTACATCAGTAATAGGATCACTGAAGTCCAAAATGATAGGCAGCTCCAGCAGTTTAATGGTTTAACATCAGGCAGTTCAAAGGTCATCATTGCTCTTGATATCCCTAGGCTCGCCAGTATGAATAGAATATAAATCATTTTTAAATTGTTTTATTGCACCATGGATGACTCTGAGGGGCAGATTTGTTTCTGCTTTGATATCTCTATAAGTCATCCCATACAGATGCATCTTAGTTAGTTCTTTACAAAATAGCTCTTGATCATCTTCAGGAGACTTCTGCATGTAGTTATCAAGATAGCATTGATATTCTGATAGGTCATCATCTTCTGTCTCTTTGAAGGCAACATCTGTCTCGAATGGGAGCAGACGTATTGGGGGATTGAATTTCTTGTTGAATTCACTGCCAGGCCATTTCCACTGATTGTAGGCATACCTTGCAAATGTTCTTGGTAAATCGGCCTCTTGGATCTCGAGCTTACTGAGTATGATGAACACATCTGAGACAAGGTCACGGTATAGCTCTGAGCCTCCAGTGATCTTGATAGCGATATTGTATGCCTCCTTATTCCAAAACACATCCCGAAGTTATTAAATATTTGAATACCTCATTGAGAAATTGTTCTGATACTGGCTTGCTATTACAAAACCGCCACAGCTGTGCATAGTTCAGATCACT